GCGAAGCCGCTGACCAATTGATGCAAATCTTAAAGATGGCAGGCATGGCCGGTGGGCAACAGGCTGAAGTAGTTGTCACAGCACAACCAATGGAAGCCAAAGAATATGGCAATACTGATGTTGAAGAGCCAGAAGAAGTGTTGAATACACCTCGTCCGCGTGTCAAAGGCATGCACAGCGCAGAAACTGTAGGGTTTGCCAATACCAGCGATGACCTGCACAAGCAAAAAGGACAACATCCTAAGACTGCCGCCAAAGGTGACAATCCCCTGGCCACACATCGTCATCATGAAGAAACTTTAGAAAGTGCTAATCCTTTAGACGCATTGGGTGCAAAACTAATGGCTGAATACCAAGCCATTAAAATCACAAAATGAAAATAACAGAGATCATCACAGAAGATCTAGATGGCGTTACTGGTAAACCCGGCATGCACCATCATCATGCCGCGGCCATTCCCGGTGCCGAAATATGGCCTGAACTGGACAACAGTAGCGGTTACAAGGCCTATCGCTTTAGCCTAGGACTAGGCGGCATGCCAGATCATCCCATGGACACCAAAGGTCCCACTGGTCTTAAAATGGTCACTATTGCTTACACTCCAGAAGAAGCCGACATGTTGTCGGCTGCTGCCAAGCATTTTAAAACCAAGGGCTATGAACTCAGCCCCAAAGGTAGTTCAGAGCCCGATGACACCCATAGAGAAAGCCCGTATCATAGACCGGGACCGATCAAGTTGATTCGAAAATGAAATGCAACGAAATTATAATTGTGGAGTCCATGGGCAAAAAGCCCGACCACGCCAAACATGCCAGTCAAGGTGAGTGGAAGTTCCGCGACAAGGGCGGTTGGAATCCCACTTACAATTTAAATCGTGTTATGATGGCAGCCGCAATGGCCGATGGTTCAGACAAGCCCGTCAAAATGGACAAAGTCAGTTGGATTGGTGTACACAACTGGGCACGACCATACTCCGAAATTGAAAACAAAATGATGGCACAGGCCTTGAAAGCCACAGACAGTGAAATACATCACGTTGAAACTGATCACAAAAGTTTAGAACATCCAGAAGTACATCGAGTAAGTCCACACCATACGCCTGGTCCCATCAAGTTAAAACAGAAATGAAACAGTATCGCATAACAGCTCAGGAGCATTCTCATGATCATATACCTGACGCTGTGATGGCCGAGGATGAGTTGTCGGCCATACGACATCTGGCCGGACTGGGCCGCGGTCTGTTAGAAGACCTGTCCCCAATAACCATGACACCAACATCAGCAGATGCCCGTGACATGCCGGCTATGAGCCCAGTGGGATCAAACATTTCCATCACCGGCATGGAAAAACAACGACTAGAAAAACAATTACATATTGTACCCGGCACACCTGAATGGTTTCAGTTGTGGTTCAGTCGTCCGTACCTGACTGGTGAAAAACCTGTGGGCGATCACCGCGCCGAGCGTGAATCCAATCCTGATTACCTGCTGGACAAAAACGGCAATGCCAATCAAGACCGAGTGGAACAACTTGCGACTCGATTGGAACGCAAGTTTCGTAACTCAAGCAACTAGTTTTTCAACACCCAAGTATTTGTTCCAGGATTCCTGTTTCACTGTGAAAGGCAAGTCTTTCCACTTGTTGACCAGGTTGTAGTATTCTGGACGCTGTGGCAAGTTCTTTGGACGCATCAACTTGGAACCTTTGTGATGGTTACAACTCTTGCAACTTGTGACACAGTTGTCCCATGCAGTCTTGCCGCCAGCGGCTCTGGGCACCACATGATCAATAGTCAAATCTTCGTAGTCGAATATTTCTTCACAATATTGACACTCAAACAAGTCGCGTAAATACATGTTGTAGCGACTGAATTTGACATGTTTCTTGTATTTGAAATAGTCCGTGGTCACACAAACGCTGGGCACATTGATGGCCAGGCGTTCTGAATGCACAATCCACGTGGGATAAGTTTCAAGCACATGGACTTTTTTAAGAAACATTAGTTTTATAGCATGTTGCCAATTGATCACGCTCAGGGGCAGTACAGAAATTGGACGATAATCTTGATTAAGCAGTAAGCAGTCACTCATAAGTAATAGATAATGGCAAAATTTGACGAACAACAATTAGTAAAGACGCCCCATAAAAAATCGTCTTACACCGAACGGCAAATCCTTGAGTTTGCTCGCTGTGCAGATCCTGTGGCAGGACCACAGTATTTTATGGACAACTACTTTTACATACAACACCCGGTCAAAGGTAAGATGTTGTATCACCCTTTTGAATATCAAAAGCGTCTTATTGATACTTATCACTGTCACAGATTCAGTATAGCATTAATGCCCAGACAAACAGGCAAATCAACCAGTGCCGCAGGCTACTTGTTATGGTATGCCATGTTTGTTCCTGACTCAACAATCTTAATTGCCGCACACAAGTATACAGGAGCACAGGAGATCATGCAACGAGTTCGGTATGCCTACGAACTGTGTCCAGATCACATCCGTGCAGGTTGCACCAGTTACAACAAAGGCAGTTTAGAGTTTGAAAACGGCAGTCGTATTGTAAGTCAAACAACAACAGAAACAACAGGTCGTGGTATGAGTATTACCTTGCTGTATTGTGATGAGTTTGCATTCGTGCGCCCTACCATTGCCAAAGAGTTCTGGACTAGTATATCGCCCACACTGAGCACTGGTGGTAAGGCCATCATCACCAGCACACCCAACAGTGATGAAGATCAGTTTGCCTTGATATGGAAGCAGGCCAACAAGTGCGTGGATGAATTTGGCAATCGAACTGAATTGGGCATAAACGGATTTAGAGGCTTTCAAGCCGCCTGGCAAGAACATCCAGACCGCGATGAAAAATGGAAAACAGAAGAAATAGGTCGCATCGGAGAAGAACGTTTCCGTCGTGAACACGGATGCGAATTCTTGATCTATGATGAAACATTGATCAACAGTACTACCTTGATTGAAATGGCCGGCATAGAGCCAATTGAACGCCAGGGGCAAGTGCGTTGGTACAAGAAGCCCACCAAAGGACATCAGTATTGTGTGGGCCTAGATCCTAGCCTGGGCACCGGCGGAGATTACGCGGCCCTAGAAATAATTGAAATTCCAACCATGATGCAGGTGGGAGAATGGCAACATAATAAAACGCCAATACAACGACAAATTGTCATCATGAAAGAGATCTGCGATTACCTGTATGAAATAACAGGTTCCGATACTGACATATACTACAGCGTGGAAAACAACACCATTGGAGAAGCATCACTGATTGCCATTGCTGAAATTGGCGAAGAAAACATACACGGCACATTCTTAACAGAACCTAAAAAAGTTGGCAACGTGCGTACCTATCGTAGAGGGTTTAATACCACGCACAAAAGTAAATTGACAGCGTGTGCCAAATTGAAGAGTTTGATAGAAACTCGGCGTATGCACATAGCCAGCAAAAACTTGGTCAGCGAACTAAAAACTTTTGTGGCCACAGGCAATACATTCAAAGCCAAAATTGGAGAAACTGATGATTTGGTAATGAGCCTGATCCTGGTGCTACGCATGGTACAGATGTTGCAGGGCTACGATGCCGAACTAGATCAGCACCTTAGAGATGGGCTAGATGAGTTTATCGAACCCATGCCGTTTATAATGACCATGTAGTATGAACATAACTCCAATTACCAACAGATTATTTCAAATCACTGACCTGTTTCCTCCAGAACTTGTTGCCCAAATTTTGGCCAAGGATTGGTTGGCCGCCACTTGGCAAAAGCAAGAAATGCAACTGGACTGGCTACGCAGGGCATTGACCACCGATGCAGATCCTGTATTAATACAAGCAAGTGAGCACATAGCATTGTTACAACCACAAATCGAAGAACTGTGTGGTGTAAAATTCGAGCGACCAATAAATCGTTATAATACTGTATGGTGGCTTGATGAGCCCGGTTTTACAGTGGGCATGCATACAGACGGAGAATTGCCATCTACCATGCAGATATACTGGGTATCCCCAACTGATAAATTAGGCACAATTTTTAGTGATTTTGTTGACCCAAAAAATCTATATAAAAGGTTTATCCCGGAAGTCAATACCGGATACATCATGTTGAATGGACCCAATCCCGATGGGTCGCAACCGTTACTGTGGCATGGTATGATAAATCCTGTACCTCGCAACACTTTCCGAGTTTCAAGCTATACAACCTTTGGCCCATACACAGATAAATAACATTATGAAAGAAATAGACAAAATTGCAGAAAATCTGTTTGATAAAATCCGTAGCCGATTTAGTAACATAAATCTCGGCGACGCCAAAGCCAAACAAACACAAGACCCTGAATCAGCTAGATTTTTTAACTTTGACTTTGAGGTTGATGGTGAATCGTTGGGCAATGTAACAATTAGCCTGATAGATGAAAAAGCAATGAAAGTGTATTTTGGTAGTGATATCATTGACAACATCAAAGAAGATGAAGATGATGATACCAAAAAAGAAGCATGGTACGATTTTTTAAGAAACTTGCGCAAGTTTGCCAAACGTAACATGTTGAACTTTGATACCAGAGATGTTGCCAAAAGCAATATACAGATCAAGGATATCAAACAACAAACCAAGGCAGATGACACCGTGGACAAAGATGAAATTAATGTAACCGAAAGCCGACTGTATGGAACTAGACGCCACAGCTTTGCTGATGTTGGTCCATGCAAGTTACGAATTGTACACAGCACGGATATAGATGAAGAAAAGCACGGAGCCCGTGGTCGCAAAATTGACCAAATCTTTATTGAAACACCACACGGTGAGCGATTCTTAGTTCCACACCGACACCTAAGCGGTGCGGCCGCATTGGCCACTCACGTTGCTCACGGTGGCGAACACAACGATGAAATAGCAGAATGCATGAACGGTATGGTGGCTGAAATGGGTAACATGAGTCACTTTGTGCGTTCAATCAAACGCCGACAGTTTGAAGATGCAGAAACAGATCAAATGGCACAGGCGGCCGTTAACAGATACAACGAGCTCAAAGATCAGTTGAAGCGTCTGAGAAGCCCACGTCACTACTTGGATTTTGTAGAAAACTACATGCCCGAGTCCGCAGTGGAAGAAGAGTATGATGTTGACGCCCTGCGTGAACGTTTTGTCAAGAAAATGTATGATGAGCGTTTTGATGCCGCACTGCCTTTTGTGTACCGTGCTCATAGACGTCAACAGGAGAGCCTAAACACTCCAATGGCAGAGGAGTTTGAGTCGTGGGCCAACAGTGTATTAGAAGGTACCTGGGCCATGCCCGAGTCAGACGAGGAAGTTCGTCGACTGGTCAAGCTGATGAGCAAACCACTGCAGGTTGGTGTAAACGGCGAAGATGCCACCACTGCATTGTATGACATCATTGGTGACGATCAGTTGTTTGATGACATACACGACATGGCCGACATCAAAGGCGAGGAATATGATTGTCGCCCAGAGATATTAAAATGGGTCAAACAAAACATGCCCGCAGTGGTTCCGCAAATCGAAGCGGCAATGCAAGATGAAAAGGCAGAACCACAACCGGGCGCAGAGCCAGTGTTGGGCACCACACAGCCTGCTGAACAACCAGCACCAGCACCAGAACCGCAACAGCCAGCACAGCCAGCACAACCAGTGATGCAAAGTGCTGATCCGCTAGAGTTCATTCGAGCATTGGCTGGACTAAAACGATAAAACCAAAATTTGGTAAAAGAAACGGGCAAATTAATTTGCCTTTTCTTTTGACTTGAGATAAATAAACATGTATACTGCAAAGAGTGCTGTATACATATTAAGGCACACAATTAAGGCACATTTTTAAGGAGAACTATTATGGCCATGACTTTAGCTGAAATTCGCGCAAAACTGCAATCTCAAGATAACCGCTTGAGCGGTAACAAACAACAAGGCGATAACGCCATTTACGCACACTGGAACATTCCAGAAAATACAACAAGTCGCGTAAGATTCCTCCCCGACGCAGATCCAAAGAACTCATTTTTCTGGGTTGAACGTCTAATGATCAAACTGCCATTCGCTGGCGTCAAAGGTCAATCAGACAGCAAACCTGTTGTTGTTCAAGTACCATGTGTAGAAATGTACGGAGATGCTTGCCCAGTGTTGGCAGAAGTCCGTACATGGTTCAAAGACCCAGCAATGGAAGAAATGGGTCGTAAATACTGGAAGAAAAAATCTTACCTGTTCCAGGGATTCGTGCGTGACAATCCAATCGGTGATGACAAGACACCAGAAAATCCAATCCGTCGTTTTGTTATTAGCCCACAGATCTTCAACTTGATCAAGAACGCACTGATGGATCCAGAAATGGAAAACTTGCCAACTGATTACATGGCAGGACTAGACTTCTCTGTTAAGAAGACCAGCAAAGGTGGCTATGCTGATTACAGCACCAGTACCTGGAGTCGCAAAGAGTCTGCACTCACAGCAGTTGAAGCGGCCGCAATTGAGCAGTTTGGACTTCACAATCTAAGTGACTTCTTGCCCAAGCGTCCCACAGATGCTGATCTTAAAGTGATCAAAGAAATGTTTGAAGCGTCAGTGGACGGTCAACCATATGACCCAGATCGTTGGGCCAACTATTACAAACCTTATGGTTTGTCTGCAGGTGCTGGTAGCACAGGCGACGAAGTTTCTGCGCCAGCAGTCAAAGTTGCCGCACCCACAGTGGCCAAGATTGAAACACCTGCATGGGAAGATGATGCTGCCGAAGCCGCAGAAGCCATTGCAGTTGCCGCACCAGTTGCCAAACCGTCTAGCCAAAAGGCCGAAGACATTTTGGCAATGATCAGAAACCGTAAATCTACTTAATCAGTAGATACTTGTGACTGGCAGGGGTTACGGTCCCCTGCCTCCTCTATTATGTTTTCGTATATCGATCCCATTCTATTTCCCGACCAACTCAAGGTATATGAACTTACTCCGGGTCAGTACGTCTACCCCATATACAAAAATGCCAGTAGCACCATTGCACGAGTGGCCATACGAGAGCTAAATTATTTTGACATACGTGAATTAACAACCATAGATGTTTATCTACGTGATCCGTTTGAACGCTATGTCAGCGGGGTACAGACATATCTTAGATATCGTCCCGAACTGGATCGTGAAACAACATTGAAATTCATTGAAGAATTTTTATTTTTAAACAGTCATTTTAGCCTACAATTCCACTGGATCATAAACTTGAGTCGCATGACTGATGCTTGGTTGCATTTTAGACACGTCAACGAGTTAAATAGTGTAACACATGAAGTTTGGAACACATTGACACGTGACGAAACTCTAGTAGATCGTTTTCGAGACCATAGTAAACTACACTACTATCTGCAACTAGACAAAATACTTTACTATGATTTTATGGACAAAACTGTACCTGTTCGAGCCATTGGTAGGCATATTGAAAACAAATACCTATACCTGTATCGGGAAATAATTGAACGAAGCCAAGAACTATGCAGTGCCCTAGGCTAGATCACTTTGTACGCTTTAATCCCAACGGAACGGTGAGTCGCTGTGGACACATGGTGGCGGCACCCGAGTTCAATTCACTGGAAGAAATGAATCACAGCTCTTGGCAACACAGCATAGAAGATTTATTTGCACAAGAACAATTTCCCAAAGAGTGTATTCGTTGCCAACAAGTTGAACATGAAGGCAATGCCAGTATACGCACCCATGCAATCGCACTGGATCAAAGCGAAACGCAACAGGATTATTTACAAGTTGGCGGTGTGTTAGATAACCTGTGCAATGCGGCCTGTCAAACTTGTGGACCCAAGTGCAGTACAAAAATTGGTTCGTTGGAAAACCGTGTATTCCCCATAATTAACAATAGCAAACAGTATTGGGCATTGCCGCAACAACGTATACGTCACTTGGATATAAATGGTGGCGAGCCCAGCTATAGTAAAAATTACAAACGCATACTGGCCAACTTACCGCCCAATCTAAAAACATTGAGGCTCAACACAAACTGTGATGTGGTATTGCACGAACTCAATCACATTGCCAAACAAGTTGAAGTTACAGTGACAGTGAGTTGCGATGGTGTCGGTGCCCTGCACGAATTTATGCGTTGGCCGATCAAGTGGGACACATTCTACAACAATTTAATGACGTATAAATCCATGCCGGTTCAATTAAATTTGTGGACAACGGTAAGTATTTTAAACGTGGACGATCTGCCCAACATACAGGCATTTGCTAGAGAACATGGCATAGACCATTCATACGCTTATCTCAAAGAGCCGGCTGTGCTGGATGTTGATAACAAAGACCGTGCCGCAGTTGATGCATATATACAAAAACAAAAACAACTAAGGGGCATCCGTGATTAAAACTCATCAAATTATGGCATGCAATAACTATCAGGCAATCAACAATGACCTGTTGGATTACATCAAACAGTATACCAACTTGTTGACCAACGATCCTCATGCTGTTGGATATGATTCAACCAATCCCCCTGTGTATTGCAACTTCCCCGCCAAGTTTGGTCATAACATACAACACTTTGCCAAACACAACGCCCGATTGATTGAGTGGCTCGATGCATCAAAATTAACACTACGAGATGCATATTTTACTCTGTGTTGGGTTGACAAAGAACCCAATGGCAAATCACCTTGCCCGTTACATGTAGATAAACCACCGGTGTTTTGGAAAATGAACTGGCCCATACTGAATATGGAAAATACCTGCATACGATTTTTTCAATTAAAAAATCAAACGCAAGACCTTGATGAACTGGTATTCAGACGTGGCAATCCCGACTCCAAGGATCAGGATCACTACTTGTTTCGATATGAAAACTTTGAAGAGTCTGCGAGGCATCGATTTGATGTCCCACAGCCAATACTGATGAACGGTATGATACCGCACGACGTGGGTTTCTATGCAGATCCGGTGTTTCCGAGAATTGGATTGCAAATCATGTTTGTTAGAGAACCTGTGCATCTATTATGAAAATAGCGATCACCGGACATTCAGCAGGGATAGGTCAGGCATTGGCACAATGCTATGCTGATCGTGGGTATGACATTGTTGGTTTGAGCAAGCGCAATGGATACAATATTAGAGTCATGCCACGAGTAATAGATGCAATAGAACCCTGTGACGTTTTTGTCAACAATGCACAAACGGGATTTGCCCAAACTGAATTGCTGTTTGAAATACATAAACGATGGACCGGCACCAACAAGACCATCATCAATATCAGTACCATGATGACACAGGACCCTGTCAGTACCATGCCTGGCATGGATCAGTATCGCATACAGAAACGAGCACTGGAAGAATCCATACAACAGTTACGTATCAAGCCGGGTAGTCCTCGTTTGATTCTAGTTCGTCCGGGCAATATTGCCACCAGCGTGGATAAAACTGTACCACCTGCGGCCGATGTTGACAAATGGGCCACGGTGCTAATACACACGTTGGACATGGCCAACAGCAATGAATTGTGTATAACTGATATATCACTGGGGCCTGTATGAAAGCCAAAGATGTACTAACCAATCGAGCATTTTGCCCCATACCCTGGACCGGCTTGATGTACAACTTTGATGGATCTGTTAAAAACTGCATACGTAGTGCCAACACACTGGGCAACATCAAGGATACACCAATCGAGCAAGTGGTGCTATCATTGCCCAACATTGCTAGACAAGCATTGATAGTGGACGGTGAAAAGCCTAATAATTGTAAACCTTGTCATGACCTAGAGGTAGGCAAGAAAAGTTTTGATATCATTAGCGATAGAGTATTTTATATACGAGAACTAAAACATGTTCCGTTGGATACATATCGAACCAATAATTTTGATTTAAGAACTGTTGACGTTCGCTGGACCAATTTGTGTAATTTTGCCTGTGTGTACTGCGGACCGGAATTTAGTAGCAAATGGGCCAACGAATTAAATATCACACCATTGGTGCCCGCAAATACACAGAAAGAAAATTTTAAACAGTATATTTTTGACCACGCCAATCAATTGGACCATGTGTACTTGGCAGGTGGCGAGCCATTGTTGATGAAAGAAAATTTAGAGTTGTTGGAGCGCATACGCCCAGAAACTCAATTGCGTATCAATACAAATCTAAGCAAAGTGGACACACAGGTGTTTGATAGAATTTGTCAATTTAAAAATGTGCATTGGATTGTGAGTGTGGAAACCATTGAACACGAGTTTGAATACGTTAGATACGGTGGACGTTGGACTGACTTCCTGGACAATTTAAATATCATACGCAGTCTGGGACACAAGATATCATTCAACATGTTGCATTTTATGCTGAACTATCAAAGTGTTTTTGGTTGTGTGGATCTGTTGACCGCAATGGGATTCCACAACAACAGTTTTATCATTGGCCCATTGCTGAACCCCGATTACCTAAATATTAGACATTTACCGGACAATGTGTTAAACTCAGTGAAGGCGACATTGGAGCAACGCATTGCAACCAGCCCGGGATTTTTACTTGAGGACAGTTATCGAAACATGTTAAACTATATACAACAACCCATAGACAAAAACTTCAATGAGTCCATGCGACAACTGGCACAGTTGGACCAGAGAAGAAACATAAACAGTCGCGAAACTTTTAAAAATTTATACAAGGAAACTAATCATGGCTAAACCATTTGACGTAAGCAAATTTAGAAAAAACATTACCAAAGCAATTGATGGTATCAGTGTTGGCTTTAACGATCCCACAGACTGGATATCAACCAACAATTACGCACTGAACTATCTTATCAGCGGAGACTTCAACAAAGGCATTCCGATGGGCAAGGTCACTGTGTTTGCTGGTGAGTCGGGCGCAGGCAAAAGTTTTATTTGTAGCGGCAACTTGATTAAAAATGCACAGGCGCAGGGCATCTTTCCAATTCTTATCGATACTGAAAACGCACTGGACGAGAAATGGTTACATGCATTGGGTGTCAGTACAGATGAAGATAAATTGCTGAAGTTAAACATGGCCATGATTGATGATGTGGCCAAGATGATCAGTGAGTTTGTCAAGAGCTACAAAGATATTCCCGAAGCAGAGCGTCCCAAGGTGTTGTTTGTGTTGGACAGCCTGGGCATGTTGTTGACACCCACTGACGTGAATCAGTTTGATGCCGGAGACTTAAAAGGTGACATGGGTCGCAAGCCCAAGGCCTTGACAGCCCTGGTGCGTAACTGTGTCAACATGTTTGGAGCACACAACATTGGCTTGGTTGCTACCAATCATACCTATGCCAGTCAAGACATGTTTGATCCAGACGATAAGATCTCAGGTGGACAGGGCTTTATCTATGCCAGCTCTATTGTGGTGGCCATGAAAAAACTCAAACTCAAAGAGGACGAAGACGGCAACAAGATCAGCGAAGTCAAAGGTATTCGTGCCGCTTGCAAGATCATGAAAACACGCTATGCCAAGCCGTTTGAATCAGTACAGGTCAAGATTCCGTATGAAACTGGAATGAATCCTTACTCGGGGCTGGTTGACCTGTTTGAGGGCAAGGGATTCCTGGCAAAAGAAGGCAATAGTCTTAAATACACACTAACAGATGGTACAGTTATCAAGCAGTTCCGTAAAGCATGGGAACGCAACGACGATGGCAGTTTAGACAAAGTCATGGCAGATTTTACTGCCAACCCACATCATGTTATTGCCACACCTGAATTGGCAACAGAAGAGGAAGCCTGAATGAGTATTGAAATTGATGTATTAAGCGAAACATATACTGTGCTCAAGCAGTACATACCGGTTAAAGATCGTCAAGAGGCCGCAGACAATTTGATGAGTATTCTAGTGGACATGCTGGGCGACTTAGAGCTCAAAGAGTTCAGTGGTCTTGATGCAAATCTTAAAAAAGCTCTTAAAGAATATGCCGGCGAAGAGGAAGACGAAGAACCCTACGACTATGAAGATTGATCATGTGGTATAACCGGATTGTACAAAATCTTGGGGAAATACCAAACTTCATTGACTATTACGAAAATGAGTTGATAGCGGCCAAACAGGATTGTGCAGTCAAGGGCAACCTTGAGCGAAACATTGCCAGTCTACCGGGTGTCACTGAGCACAGGTTTAATCAACTTCAGGAAATTGAAGCGGTACTCAACTTCCTTAACATACAGCTGAGGAAGATTCGCCGCCGGCATTTTCAAAAATATTTAGAAGCATACGCACGAGCACTTACCAGTCGCGATGCTGAAAAGTATGTGGATGGTGAAGATGAAGTGATTGATTTTGAAACAATCATAAATGAAGTTGCACTGATACGCAACAAATGGTTGGGCCTACTTAAAGGTATAGAATCCAAAAACTTCATGCTGGGGCATGTGGCCAGACTGCGCACAGCAGGTATGGAGGATGTTGTATTGTGATTGATTGGAAAGTTCGTGCCGATGAGTTGTTGGAGGAATTTAATATGTGTTGTCGTGCAAAACCATTAAATAATACAATTGATATTCAAATAGCCAAAGACACAGCCGCCCATTGGGCAGACCACCTGAATAGACAACGAGCCTGGGGCACAGATAACGAAATTGCTGAAGCATGTCATCAGCTCGAGCCTCGACTAAAACAACTTAAAGAAAAAATAGTACTGGAAGTTCTTCATGCCCCAATTCGCCAATCCTGACCTAAGCCACCAACACAGTTTAGAGATATTAAATCTCTTGTATGACTACGACAGTTTCCTAGATAGCCTTGGTGTAATCGCTGACATGGGTTGCGGGTCGGGGCTGGATGCTCAGTGGTGGGCCACATTGGAAACACGTGACGACCCACCGGAACCACGCAATTATCGAGTGTATGCAGTAGACCGTAATCTAGGTCAAGTCAACGATGATACCAAAACTATACCAAACATAGTGTGGCTAAACCATGATTTTGAAGGATCCGTTCAATTGCCTGAGAAAGCCGATTTGATTTGGGCCCATGACTCGTTTCAGTATGTTACCAATCCCATTGGCACATTGGCCTCCTGGAATCGTCAAATGAATGATAATGGCATGTTGGTCATGGCCATTCCTCAAAGTATCAATTATATTCATAATAGATTAAACTTCAAAACAGAAAGTTATATCTATCACAACTACAGTATTTCTAATTTGGTATACATGTTGGCTGTAAACGGATTTGATTGCCGCGATGCATATTTTTATAAAAATGCTCAGACCAATTGGCTGTATGTGGCAGTATACAAGGCCATGGAACCAATGGAGCCAACAACCACTAGCCTGTATAATCTAATAGATAAAAATTTACTACACGACAGTATAGTTCAAAGCGTGTACGACAACGGTTTTATAAAAAACAGTGATATCTTGTATCCTTGGCTAGACAAAGATTTTTACAAAGCGGCAGTATGAAGATAGTGTTGGTCACAGGCGGATTTGATCCCTTACATTCCGGGCATATCTCTTATCTAAATCATGCTGATCACTTGGGTGAGCATGTTGTGGTAGGATTGAACTCAGACGACTGGCTCACACGCAAAAAAGGCCGCCCATTCATGTCCTGGCACGAACGCATGGTAGTGTTGAGCAATCTACACATGGTTGGGGAAATAATTGCCTTTGATGACAGCGATGGAACTGCCTGCGACGCTATTCGACGAGTTCAAACAAAATACCCCAACGACCAAATCATCTTTGCCAACGGGGGTGATAGAACAGCAACAAACATTCCTGAAATGGTGTTGGACAATGTGGATTTTGTGTTCGGGGTCGGGGGAGATACCAAAATCAACAGCAGTGGTTGGGTACTTGATGAATGGAAAGCACCCAAAACACAACGCCCTTGGGGTTACTATCGTGTACTGCACGAGGTACCAGGAACCAAGGTAAAAGAATTAACAATCATGCCAGGACAATCGCTAAGTATGCAACGGCATGCACATCGTGCCGAGCACTGGCATGTTACCCACGGGGCATGTACAGTATTCAGCACCATGCCCAATGGGTATGCGCTACCTGTTGTGTTGTTAAGTGAGCACATGAACTACCACGTGCCACGGGGTGAATGGCATCAACTAACAAACCCTTATGAAATACCCTGTAAAATAGTAGAAATTCAATACGGAGACGCCTGCACAGAAGAAGATATCCAACGGCGATAAATAACGTATATGAAGATTTTTGAAGTTATTGCCACGGTATCGGAAGGTCGCGGGATATATGCTCGTAGTCCTGCAGATCCCCCATTCACTGCTGTGCCCAACAACACATTTGGTGCCGAAGTAGGTGCACCTTATCAATTTGTTGGCACACAAAACTATCCACAACGTGGACAGTTTGCCGATTCGGCAGAACTACAGGCCAATGTGCAACATGTGGACAAACAGGTAGTACAGCAAAGTGGTCGCCCTATTACCTGGGCAAACCGTATGGGCCCGCGTCATCGTGGTTTTGGGCTGGCACAATTTATTGGTGGCGATGGCAAGCCTGTTTACTTTGGCAAGTACTTTGAAGAAATTCTTCCCAGCATGATGCACAAATGGGACAATGATGAATTGCCTGGCCTGCGCCCAGAACTAAAAGCCAGTAAAAAAGCCCGTGCCGGTTTCAAGCCACAAGACATTCTTGGCGCAGTAGACACAGCCACCAACGGTGCCGAACTGTTGAAACACATCAACGGTGTGACTACTCTTCAACAAAATATCAAAGACGGCATCAACATGATGGCTCGCAAACAGTTGCCGGTGTTTGTGGGCGAAGCCGCAAACATGGAAGCTGTGCGTGACAACTTGGGTGAAGTGCTACAAAGCATTGCACTTACACATGGCATGGTAGGCGGCGAAGCTGATCAAGCTCGTAAACAGATTCTCAACAACACGCCCTGGCAAAAACTTGCTGTACATTTTCCGCAGGGTAAAACATTTGGCCTGGTGGACTTTTATCTTCGTGCAGGCAACTTCAGCCTTGGCGTCAGCAGTAAAGGAGCCAAAGGAGCTCCTGCCAGTGTGCGTAACCTGCTGGAAGGTATTGCCAATGCCAAGAAAGCCGGACAAGACCTAGAAGCTGAGTTTCCCATTGCGGCCAACTTGGTTAAAAAGATTGCTGAATTAAACATGCAAAATGGCCCGTTGGAGTTGGCCAAAGACTACAAATTTATCACAGCAGATCAAGCCATTGATGTCAAGCGCATGATCAAAGAACACACTACAGAAAATCCACCGGCTTGGACTCAGCCCTGGACTG